ATATTATATATTAAACAAGAAATAAACAAGAGGTTAAATATCATCGTTAAATAGTCGATGACGATAATTTTCAACAAATTCTTTATTTTTCCATTCCGGTTTGTGGATAACTGAACTTTGCATTTGCTAAATAAGACTGTAGCCGGAGAAAAGCCGTACATCGTTAGCCACATTAAACGTGGACGGATTGTGGATAGGTGTACAAAAAGTGGATGGAAAGGTATACCTAATCTGCACTATGGGGGACAGATTGACAAGCCGACCAATCACAGACAATAGATTTACGACAATTCGTTATTTATTCCGCGCGAATGTTGTCGATTTCCGGTCTATGGGGGACGGATTGACAAGGTAAAGGTATACCTAATCTGCATGAAACGTGTACAAAAAGTGGATAAACGTGTACAAAATGTTCTTCAAAAACTTCGATAATTCGGCAATCAGCCACTTATATTATTGGGATTCACGGTATAAGAATCGTTTGACTTCATGGCAGCTTCCGTTCCAGCATCCTGCGCCTGATAGAGAATCTCCATCTTTGGGGCGGTTCCGTTCGGGTCTGGGTCTGTTCCGGTGGCCTGTGCCATCTCATAGCTACCAGACACCATCCGGCAGACAGCGACCCTGTCCTTTAACGGCGTGTGGAGGTTTGCCAGAATCTCCGTCAACACGCCAATGTGGTCTGAGCCGTGATCTCCGTACCGGATGTATAACAAGGCATCTATCTCATAGGAGGAACACTCCATCATAGCATCTATGAGAATCCGCCGTTTCTCCAAATCGGAAAGGTCATCTTCCAGATGTTCCAGCAGTCCCGGATGAATGCAAGCGTCCATGTATCGAGCCACCGATACGCCGCAGCAGGTGAACCAGCGCATAGCCATCGGAAGGGAAATGGCTGCAAGACCTTGCTCCCAATTGGCGACCGTTCCACGATTCACACCCATTTTTGCCGCCAATTTCTGCTGGCTCAAGCCGGAACACATTCGAGCTATCTCTAATGCTTTGGCTGTTCTCACTAAATATTCATCCATAAATTCTCACCCTTTCAACAAAATCCAGCAAAACTGCCGGATTCGACAAGCCAAAAAATGGAAAAAGCTGCTATGGAGAACCAACAGCAGCCTATGTTATAACTGTATTGTCAAAAAATTCCAAAGAGGAGTGGAACAAAAATGAAAGAAACTGTAATCTGGAACCATGAACGTATGCCGATCATCGACGGAATGCCTGCCAGTGTTCCCGATGGGAAGCCGCACACACCTGAACCGTGGGAGGAAAGCTAATGAAACGAACCGTAGATGCTCTGATTGTCCCATACGCTCGCAGACGGACGCTGGAGCTTGTCCTGAGCCTTTCTGGGTACGATGCTGATAAAGATACTTACCTCGAAGCAAAAGGCATCCTGGAACGCGCCATAGCCGCCTTAGACGATGGGCGCGACCCGGCAGACAACATCGAACGCATTGACGGACAGCTCGTAGAGCTGTGATTGGAGGAAAGATGGATAGGCGTTGCCCCTTTTGACTTGAACACTCGTGGCTTCCCTGATGTGAAGTAATGGATGTGAAGAAAACGTTCGATTTTTACAAAGTTGTTCAAAAGACATTGACTTAACAACTAGAAGATGTATAATCGTATCAAATGAACATCTGCATTTACCGATCGGGAGGATATGCCACAATGAGTGAACAGGAAAGAGCCAAGATTGACCGATTTATTGCATGGCTGCTGGAACACCCTGAGAAGATTCCGGCGGCAAAAGAAGCAATAACCATTGCATGACAAAACCCCTTGCGCATAAGGCTACCGAAAGCCCGGCGCAAGGGGTTTTATTTGTACCGGGTCAATCCTTACAGACTTTCATCAGTTTTAATAACCGGCTAGAATCGGAATTTACAGTTTCGCTTCCGTGATGCCCATCTTCATACGTCACATAAAATGTGACGCTGGTTTTAGATTTTGCGGATGCTACACCGTAAACAGCACCGGGCAATCCGGCAATTGAACCGCCAACAGCAGAACGGAGTGCGGCGCTTCCGGCCTTCTTGCTTTCACCAGAGCCTACAATCTTTGCGGACACGGGTGTTTCGTACATTTTTGTTTTAAGCTTTTCTCTTTCAAGAAACATATCATATCCGCGTTTACCTTTTATCAACATCATAGCCCCAATGGCTGCAACGATTAAAAAGGCGGTTGAAGAATACACAAGGAAAATAAATGAAGCAACCAAGAAAAGCGCACCGAAGGCAAATGAAAACCTATCAACCATGTGAGAACTTTTGTCATTCAGCAGTTCTTCTTTGCTAAATTTCTTTTTGCCCACGCCATCACCTCACATAGTTCTGATAAGCTTCATCAAAGCTTCACGCTTTTCTTTCGGCATCTCTACTAGCTTCTGCTCAATCCATTTAATATCCGCGTCAACTTCGCTTTGCGGCTGCTGGGGCGGGTTTTCTTTTTGATTGCCAGTAAGAAGGTAGTCAACCGACACGTTGAAATAAGCTGCAATCTTAGAAAGAACCTCTGTGGACAGGCTTTTGGTTCTTCCGGCTTTCAATTCGGAAAGAAAACTGCGGCGAATCCCAATGTTACTGCAAAGGGTTCCATCTTTAATGCCCTCTTTTTCGCAGAGTGAATGGATGTTGCTGTACAAGTCCGACATAAGAATGCTCCCATATTTGTACAAGTATACAAATGCACAGAATTTTGTACAAAAGAGTTGACTTGTACAGAAGCCTGTACTATAATACAGACATGGGCAGTACAGAACGCTGTACAATATAAACTTTCTACACCCTTATATTAGTACAGTTTTCCGTACTTGTCAATAGATTTTAGCAAATGGAGGTGGAATTTTGAAAGAAAACTTCCGTTCTGGCTTTGAGCTGGAAGTGAAGATGAAGCTGTTGCAGCGAGGTATGAAGCAAACGGAGCTGATTCAGGCGGTTCAAAGCGATACTGGATTGTTCCTTGATGATTCGTACCTCTACAAGATTCTTCGTGGCGAGCGAAAGCCGGAGAAGATTATCCAGAGCATCTGCAAGATTCTTGAAATCGAGCAGAAGGAGGACTGAACATGGAGCAGATTATCACCTTAAAGGTAGACCTTGAGTACCCGGAAGAAGCGCACCACGCCATTAACAAGGCGGTGGAAGCCTACGAGGAAAGCAAAAAGCACTGGGATGCTTGTGAGCTCAACGAAGCCAAAAACATAGCACAAAGAATTTTGTTCGATCTGTGCGACAATGGTTACAGCATGATCTGGACGGTCACCGATGGCGCTGTTGGGCTGACGATTTGGAACGATTTCAGAGAGCCTAGCGTTGGTCAGTGCTATATGACCGAAGAAGGACTGTATGATATCTGGGTCGGAAGGCTGGTTGCGCTGTGCATTGCCACAGGTCGGGAAGTCCCGAAGTTCATCACAGATAAGGCTGGTGAGTGCTGGTGACGTACTTTTACAAAGCACCGAGCCGCAAGCGTAGGCTGAAGCTGGCAATGGCTGCTGGCGTGTCCCGAAACGATGCCAACAAGGTGCTTTGGATGGAGAAGACCATCAATCAGTGCATTGAACGTCACAATCGGGAAGACAGACTGAAAGAGGAGATGCAGCGTGGAAGAAAAGTACTGTGAGCGCTGCGGTGTCTTTCTTGGCCTTGTAAATCCGTGCAAGAAATACTGTGAAGAATGTAAAATCATTGTTCGCAGAGAACGGCAGGCTCTTATAAAAAAAGGAATTAAGGCTAAGCCGGAACCGGCTTTATGCGCTTGGTGCAAGAAGCCAATGGTTCGAAAGGTCTGGTCTCAGAAGTATCACCCTGAATGCGCAGCAGATGCAAACAAGGCTTTGATCAAAAAGTACAAAGCCAAAAAGCAAAAAGAGCTGAAAGAAATAAAAGCATCTGGCGAGTTCAAAATTACTTGGGATGTGCAGGAACCAGAACGTGCGAGACCTCAAAAGCACGAACCTCCAAAGTATACCGTGCGCCAGATGAACGATGCCGCAAAGCGATACGGCATGAGCTACGGCCATTACAGTACTTTACTTGCACAGGGAAAGGTGAAGGCTCCTGATGAACGGTAAATACTACGGCAAGCGGGAAATCCGCTGGCACAGCCGGGAGAAAGACCGGCTGGAACACATTCATAAAGGAAAGGACAAGAATGAAAGCATTCGTGGAAATTGCCCTGATCTGGGACATTGTTCTGGCATTGGTTCTAGCAGCGTTCCTGCTGAACTTCTGGCTCGTGCATCACATTGAGCTTTTGGTCGGAGCTAAGGCAACATGGTACATCATAGGTGCCGGCGCTTTGATGGCAACCGGTTGGATTTTCGGCGTTGGTAAAAAGGCATGACGTTGGAAGATGCAATGAGGGTCAGGTGCTTCAACATCAACGACCTTAGCCGTAGATCGGGAGTATCAAGGCCGACGATTTACAGCATCTTGGGCAAACGAAAGAAGCAGAAAAGCTCCGTTCGGGTCGATACGCTTCTAAAAATCGCAAAGGCCCTGAATGCAAAGATTGTCATTAACGAAAACAAACCGAACGGATTTGATATTGTTTTAAAAGAGGTGAAGAAAAATGAAAACTGTTAAAGGTACTGTATTGTGCTTTATAAGCATATCCATCGCCGTTGCAGCACTTGGATGTGGAAATGCTATCAATGGCGCTTCTAATGGCTGGGGGATGCTTGGATATACGCTGCTGTCCGTGTCTATGCTTTTTACCGCTTTGATTCTCGCTATTATCGGCGTTAGCGCTGAGAATGAGAGAATCGAGCATGAAAATCGCAAAATCAGACGTGTAGCCCACCACACCAACGAGTGGAGGGATGTTCAGTGAAATGCCCGATGTGCGGACAGGAAAGCGTTACGACCGTAGACACTAGAAACGAGGACGATTGCATCATCCGTAGAAAACACTGCCTGAACAAGGAGTGCGATTACAGGTGGTCTACCATTGAAATCGACACAAGCCAGTGGTACTCAGCTCTTCAAATCCAAGAGCACAGAAAACAGAGAGGACGGCCCAGAAAGAATGATTAGCGTGAGCTTAGACAGATTCGGTGGCGTGACCGAGCCGGAGGACGGCGTGTACTTTATAACCAACGAACAGATGGCAGAAGCCAAAGAAGCTGACCGGCTGGCTGAGATTGAGGACTTGCAGTCTGAAATTGACGACAGGGAAGCAGAGCTGAAAGACCTCCGTGCGCAGTTGGCAGAACTGATGGCTGGTTGATTTTGTACAGCCATGTTAAGCCAAAGTAAGAACAATGAAGCCTAATTAAGCCGAAGAAAGGAAAGAAAAATGGCAGTATTAGTAATGGTCTACGGTCACTCCGGCAGCGGTAAATCCGCTTCACTTCGGAACTTTGACCCGGAACAGGTGGCGGTTATCAACGTGCTTGGCAAGCCGCTGCCGTTCCGCAGCAACATGAAAACCTATATCACCAACGACTACGGCAAGATTGACGCCGCAATCCACAGCACCAAGCGTAAGTCCATCGTCATTGACGATGCCACCTATCTTATGACCGGCGAGTTCATGCGGAACGCAAAGGTCGCTGGATACCAGAAGTTTACCGACATGGCAGCTAACTTCAACGCCTTGCTGATGCGGGCGAAGGAACTGCCTGACGATGTTGTGGTCTACTTTTTCGGTCACAGCGAGCGTGATGGAGACGGTGGAGAGAAGTTCAAGACCATCGGCAAGCTGCTGGACGAGAAGGTCTGCGTGGAAGGGTACTTCACCATCGTTCTGAAAACCGTTGTGCAGGATGGGCGATACCTGTTCAGCACTCGCAATAATGGGATGGACACCGTGAAAACCCCTCTGGGGATGTTCAACGATGCGCTGATCGAGAACGATCTCGCCGCCATAGATAAGACTATACGTGAGTATTACAACATCCCGGTTCAGCCGGATAACAAAGGAGAGTAACAGATGAAGAACATCAACTGGAATGACGTACAGGAAGCCACCGAACGCCGTG